GGGTATTGGTATCGAAGGAGAAGATTCCCTATTGAACGAAAGGCTATGAAAAGATCAGGTAATTTATTCGAGAAGATTGTTGACCTGGAGAACCTTCAGGTAGCGGACGCCATCGCCCGAAAGGGAAAGAAGAATCAGTATGGCATCCAGGTACACGACCGAAACCGTGATATCAATATCCTGGCTCTCCGTGAATCACTTCTTAATAAGACTTACCACACATCGCCGTACACTACATTCAAGGTATACGAGCCCAAAGAACGAGAAGTATTCAGACTTCCGTATTATCCAGATCGGATCACGCACCACGCAATTATGAATGTCCTGGAGGAGATTTTTGTTCGCTCCTTCACAGCGGATACGTACAGTTGCATCAAAGGAAGAGGCATTCACCTGGCAATCCGGAATCTAAAGAGAACATTGAATGACCATGCCGGCACAACATACTGCCTGAAACTGGACATCAAGAAATTCTACCCGAGTGTTGATCACGACATATTGAAATCTCTGCTGCGCCGTAAGTTCAAAGATCAGGATCTTCTTTGGTTACTCGACGAGATCATTGACAGCGCACCGGGCTTGCCAATCGGCAATTATCTCAGTCAGTATTTCGCAAACTTTTATCTGACCTATTTCGATCACTGGTTGAAAGAAGTGAAAAAGGTAAAAAACTACTTCCGATATGCTGACGACCTGGTAATACTGTCCTGCGACAAACAGTACTTACACTCTCTGCTGACCGACATTAAATCTTACCTGGATGAACATTTGAAATTACAGGTAAAAGGAAACCACCAGGTATTCCCTGTTGCTGCCCGCGGCATCGACTTCCTGGGGTACGTGGTATTCCACACTCACATTCGACTTCGTAAGAACATCAAACAAAACATGGCCCGGAAGTTCAAAAAGAATCCGAATCGCCAATGTGTTGCCTCTTACATGGGTTGGGTGAAACATTGTAACGGAAAGCATTTAGTTAAAAAATTACTGTATGAAAAAGTTCAAGGACATGGGTATTACCCCAAGCCGAAAAGGATTCGTTGGAGACAAGCGAGAAATCAATCAAATACTCAATCGGGAGATTGTAGTTCATGAGTATAAGGTTGAGCCTTCAAAGTACAAGGAAGGCTCCCCTTGCTTACACATGCAGTTTGAAATGAATGGATCAATGCACGTTCTTTTTCTGGGATCAAAATCACTGATTGAAATGATTGATCAAGTTCCTAAGAAGGATTTCCCTTTCCTGACAACCATCATTAAAGAAAATCAAAAATTCGTCTTTTCATGAAATCACCACTCTCTTTCCCCTACAGAAAACTGGTCGAGTATCACGAAGATCGGCTGAGGTTCATGAAAAATGAATTTAAGAGGAAGGTATTATGTGGCCAAATGAAAGACACTACCGCTACCCAATTGATCGAGATGCAAAAGTATACCCTGCAGTTGATCAAGGAAAAGGATCCAGCACGGCAAATGACCCTTGGAGAAAATATACAAACAAACCCCTGATTTATGAAACGACTGAAACGAAGAGGTCCAGATTACGATTTCGATAACAGCGTTATTGAGAAAGTGTGTGAGTATTTTGAGATCAACAGAAAGGATCTTGAATCTAAAAGTAGGAAAAGGGTATTCGTAGAACCGAGGCAGATTGTTTATTACCTGCTGGCAAAATATTCCGACTCATCCATTATTGTAATCGCTCGGTACTTTAATCGGGATCATACTACAGTAATACATGGAAGATGTCAAATCTACGATTTGATGGAGACGGATAATGTATTCAGGGCAGAGGTAATGAAAGTTGAAGAACTGATCAAAGGAGATCGAAAAGTTAGGGAAAGAGTTCCTGTTTATTATCAATCATAAATAATAAACGATGCTGACCAGGCCTCCTTCAGAAGAGGAGTACAGCAAACGAGTAAATGCCCTGGTGAGTAAGATCTGTTAGTAAGCCCATACCGGCAGAGGGCTCTAAAATGAACCGGAAGATGCCATACCAAAATAACCCCGGCTTTATGCAACGGCCGGGGACTTTTCGAACGATCCCCTATCCAAGACCCATGGCCAATAACCGCTTATTGAAAAATACGACACTTTCAGAAAAAGTGAACATGCTTTCGTTTCAGGCCGAAGTGCTCTTTTACAGATTGATAATGGTTGCTGATGACTGGGGAGGTTTTTTTGCTACTCCTAAGATTGTTAAGGCCAATTGTTTTCCGCTGAAAACGGACACCATCAGAGACGCCGACATAGCCCGCTGGATCGACGAGATCGAGAAGGCCGGAGTGATCGTTGTCTACACTGTTGCTGATAAGGATTATCTGCGGATAGTAGATTTTGGCCAGCGATTAAGGACAAAGCGGAGTAAATACCCTGAACCACCAACCGATCTGCTGACAATTGACAGCAATGTGCGGACAAATGACGGCGAGTTGCAGCAAAGTGCGGCGGATTGCAGCAATGTGTCTCTGAAGTATGAAGAGAAGTATGAAGAGAAGAGAGAAGAGAACAGTGGGCGCGCGCCGGAGTTATCAATGAGTAATCTGTTCAGGAAACCATTCATCCCAACAGAGGACCAGGTAAAGGAAGCATTTGTATTGCGAGGGGGTACAATCGAGCAGGCAGAAAAGTTCTTTAACAAACACCAGGCAACGGGGTGGTTTATTCAAGGGAGCCCGATTACGTCCTATACTTCCTTAATTCCAGGCTTTATCTCTGCGTGGAAGGGAAGGGACGGAGGAAGTAATTCAGGCGAAAAAAGGATGGTATGGTGATCTCAAGAGACACGATAGAGCAGGTAAAGGCAAGGATCGATATTGTAAGGGTCATCAGCCAATTTGTTTTACTGAAGAGTAAAGGAAGTGATCATGTTGGTTTGTGTCCTTTCCATAACGAGAAAACTGCATCGTTTACTGTTTCGTCGGCAAAGCGGATTTACAAGTGTTTTGGATGCGGGAAAAGCGGGGATGCAATTTCCTTTCTCATGGAGCATGGCAACATGACTTATGTACAGGCGGTACAATGGTTAGCACAAAGCGAGAATATTTCTATCCTGGAGGAACCAATGAAGAAACAATACACAAAGCCTGTTGAACGACTGGAAAAGGTTGACAAGAAGTTCATCGAATGGTTTGAAAAAAGAAAAATCAGCAATAACACTTTGCTTAGAATGAAGATCTCTGAGGCGTTTGAATGGATGCCACAATTTGAAAAGGAGGTTCAAACAATCTGCTTCAACTATTACCGGGAGGAGCAGTTGGTAAATATCAAATTCAGGGGTCCACAGAAGTCATTCAAGATGTGCAAAGATGCTGAGCTCATCTTTTACAACCTGGATGGGATCAAAGGCGAAAAGGAAGTGATTATTGTTGAAGGCGAAATTGATTGTTTGACATTGATTGAGTGTGGTATCTATAATGTGATCAGCGTGCCCAATGGCGCCGGGGCAGGAAATCTGAAGTTGGAATATCTGGACAATTGCTACAGCGCTTTTGAAGGGATGCAAAAGATTATCCTGGCAACCGACAGCGATGCGCCAGGAAGATCCCTGAGAGATGAATTAGCCCGTCGGCTGGAGATTGACAGGTGTTACCAGGTTGAGTATCCGGAGGGGTGTAAAGACTTGAATGATGTGCTAGTGAAGTACGATCAGGAAGAAGTGAAACGTGTAGTTGCAAGTGCAAAACAATGGCCAATCCAAGGCGAGATCACAATGGACGAAATGTATGAGACAATTGAGGACTGGTACGAACAAGGATACCCGAAAGGAAGTCGTGCACGGATTGTTGCCTTTGATCAATTGCTAACTTTTGTTCCAGGTCAAATGACAACAATCACCGGAATACCAGGCCATGGAAAGGATGAGTTCAGCAATTATCTGATGGCATCTCTCGCGCAGCATGAAGGCTGGATTTGGGGAATATTTGGACCGGAAGAAACACCAGCAGAGACGGTCACTAAGCTGCAAGAGAAATTCGCTCAAAAGGCTTTTGCATATCGGAAGGACGTTGAGAATAGAATGAATCGGCGGCAATTCGAATGGTCAATTGCCATGGTAGATCAGTATTTCAAGATTATCAATCCCGATGAAATTCAGTCTGACGTTAATTCACTACTGGAGCTCGCTACCCAGTTTGTAAAGCGCTATGGAATTAATGGTCTTTATCTGAATCCCTGGAACTGGATTGAGCACATGCGGGATGGTCATCTGTCGGAAACGGAGTACACCAGTAAGACATTGGGCACAATTATTAAGTGGGCGCGTAAATACGGGGTGCACGTATTCCTCCTGGCACATACTACTAAAATCGGAAAGGAGAATGGTAGGTTTTCAATCCCCAATTTGTATTCAATAAGTGGTTCAGCACACTTCTACAACAAAACTCACAATGGGATTACCGTATACAGAGACTTCGAGGGTAACACTACAACTGTGTATGTGCAGAAGGTAAAGCAAAGCTGGTTAGGACAAACTGGGTGGGTCTGCTTTACTTATGATACTCTAACCAGACAGTATTCGTATCATTCGAGCTCATTAAAAGAAGTAGATCAGCGAGCATCCATTCAGATTCCTGCTGGTCCCCGACCTATCAATTTGCCTTACCCCGATGACAAAGATGATGACGGCCCATTCTGATTTCAAGTGGAAGAAAAACTACGGATTGAGTAGCATAAAAAAGAAAACATGAAAGTAATAACCTTTTCAAGACAGTTTCCGGCATATCATCCGAAAATAGGGCAACCGACCTTTTTTGTCGAGAAGATAACCTCTTTGCTGTCTGTGATCTCACCAGGGTGGTCAGCGATTAGCCAGTTCGAGGATCTGCGAAAGGCATGCTTGTTCAACGAAGGGGTGTATAGGCGCTGCCAGGAAAACGAAATCTACAAGTCTCATACAATCCGTAGTGGTAAACGATGGAGACAAGGAGAGTGGGCAAGCCTGCGGGTCTGGTCGGATAGGCCGTATGCCAGTAAGCAAATTGAGTTCGCAAGGGTGCAGTTAACAAATGTGTGGGATTTCGTACTTGACCTGAGACATGATTCGCCAATTGCCCATATTGACGGGGTTCTTGCTAGTCCGCAGGAATTAAGAACCATTGCAGTGAACGATGGATTGGATTACAAGGAATTTATTAATTGGTTTTCGAAACCGTTCCCGATCAATGAGGCAGGAATGTTTCGCGGGCAGATACTCAGCTGGAATGAAAACATCAATTACTAAGCTATGGGAGATAAATATCAGCCATCTAATGGCACTGAAGGTATGTGGTTTTGTTCCAACTTCTGTGATCGATGCATACACCAAAGCCCTGATCCGGATAGTAAGAAGCAGTGTATGATCCTTTGCCGAACTATGGTTTATTCTGTCAATGATCCGAAATATCCGAGCGAATGGATTTATGATGAAAACGATAAGCCCATCTGTACTGCATTCGTAAAATGGGATTGGGGTAATGATGGCGATCCGGATGATCCCGAGAATCCGAAAGCCCCACAACCCGAAGACCCTAACCAGTTATGCCTGCCATTCATTTTCGATGAAATAGGTGTCCCGCAAACTGAAACAATTGAGCAATGACCACCAAACAAATGTTCCGCCTTTCCAATTATGTTCTGTTTTCTGCTCTAATAGCAGAAGGCTGGTTGATGGCGGAATATATTAAAGCACTGTTCTAAATGGATTACAGGACATCATTCCAAACGCCGCCCGAAGTCTGCCAGTATATGGCCCGCATGATTCCTGCTGGCGTTCGCACAGTATTGGAGCCAACACCAGGAGTTGGGAATCTCGTCAGGGCTTTGAATGGGTATGATGTAACAGCTCCAGAGGACTTCTTTAGAATGGGGAAGGAGCGGTTTGATTGCGTTGTAACGAATCCGCCATTTGCCGCAAAGTATGCCTTTGGAGTGCCGGGGGATTTGCCGGTGAAAGGAATGCAACTGGGTTATTACATACTGAAGCAGTGTTTGAATATGAGTGATAATGTGATTGCTCTTATGCCCTGGTTCACGATATCAGATTCAGATGTAAGATTAAGAGCATTGAAAAGGTGGGGATTGATTTCAGTCACAGCACTACCGAGGAAAACATTTGAGTATGCCCGCATTCAGACGGTTGTTCTTCAACTGCAAAAAGGGTACAAAGGAGCAACTGAATTCAAGGTGTATGACCTGATCAATGAACCCATCAAGAAAGATTTATTCTCTGAAATAGAAACCTGATGCCCCACGCCATCTGCAATACCTGCTCTACACTGCTTCACTGGTCCTTCCAGAGAAAGCATGAGAAGCGTGTATGTGAATGCGGATCGAAAGAACTCACCCAGGTATCAGGTAGATGGATCGAAACAGAGGACGGTCCCGCGTGGGAGTACAGGGACCGGAAAGGACAAGTGAGGGTAACAGTGTTGATCGAAATGGAAACAATTAAACAGTAAAACGATATACATGGCTGAAAAAATGTTACAATTATCATCAAGCTTTTCTATACCGGCAATTGATTACGCGGGGCAGGGAAATGCAATTCTCGGTATCAGGGATGGAGGCAAAACGTATACTGCCATGAAAGCTGCTGAAGAACTTCTGGAAGCAGGAATACCAATTATTGCGTATGATCCAGTGGGTGTATGGAAGAACCTTAAAGTTGGGACAGGTTCACATAAGGGCTACCCGATAGTCGTTGCAGGCGGGAAAGGCAGTGATATTCTTTTGACAGCAAACAATGCAGTTGATATTGTTCGAGCTGCTATGGAGGAAAACATAAGCCTTGTAATCGACTTGTATTCCCCGGAACTTATCAATAAATCTACCTGGATCAAGATTGTTCAGGAAACCGTAGATCTGTTGATGTACAAAAACAATGATCACGGGATGCGTCACATTTTCCTGGAAGAGGCTGCGGAGTTTATCCCTCAGCGATTACAGCCTCAGCATTCAAAGGTTTATGCTTCATTGGAACGTATTGCACGAATGGGGAGGAATGCCCGTCTTGGTCTTACAATCATTAATCAGCGGGCAGAAGAGGTAAATAAGGCGATCCTTGAAATATGCGCCTTCAGTCTTATCCATAAGCAAGTTGGTAAAAACTCTTTGAAGTCAATTCAGCAGTGGCTCGATATAAGGCAATTGGAGAAAGTGGATGATATCATAAAGTCTTTGCCTGTATTGAAACAAGGGGAATGCTGGGCTATTGGGCAATCAGATCAACCGAAAAAAATACAGGTGAGTGCGCGAAACACCTATCATCCAAACCCAAAAGCAAAGGAAGTGTTGGTGTCAAGAAAAACAGCAGACGTAAGCGGCTTTGTAGAGAAGATGAACAAGGCACTCAGCAAAGAAGCCATTGTTGGAAAAGAGAAACGAGTGGCGGAGGGTCCGGGAAATTCAAATGCGATACGGGAACTTAAAAACGTGATCGCTGAAAAGGAAAAACAGATTTTGTTGTTGAAACAAGAAAATCTAAAGCTTTCTTCCTTACTAAAAAAGGTGAGTAATCTTTTAGGTGATTTGCCCAATAACTCTGAAAC